GATATGTGGTTGACTGATCCGCCATATAACGTGGCCTACGAGGGCAAGACCAAAGACGCGCTTACCATCAAGAACGACAAGATGGGCGACGATAGCTTCCGCTTGTTTTTGCGTGACGCCTACATCGCTGCGGACGCAGCAATGAAGGCCGGGGCGGTGTTTTATATCTGGCATGCAGACTCTGAGGGCTATAACTTCCGTGGCGCGGCCAAAGATGCGGGCTGGACCGTGCGCCAGTGCCTTATCTGGAAAAAGCAAACGATGGTTATGGGACGACAAGACTACCATTGGAAGCACGAGCCATGCCTCTATGGATGGAAAGACGGCGCTGCGCACCTTTGGGCCACGGATCGCAAGCAAACCACCATCCTTGAGTTTGACCGTCCGAGCCGCAACGCCGAACATCCAACGATGAAGCCGGTCGAACTGTTCGAATACCAAATGCTCAACAACACTAAAGGCAGCGACCTTGTGCTGGATAGCTTCGGCGGCAGCGGCACCACCGCCATTGCCTGCGAAAAGCATGGACGATGCGCGCGTCTAATGGAACTAGACCCCAAATACTGCGACGTCATCATCAAGCGCTGGCAGGACTTCACAGGCCAACAAGCCACCCTTGAGGTAACGGGCCAGACATACGACGAGCTCAAAGCAGATCGGGAGGCATCATAATGGGCAAAGGCGGTCCAGAAGGCGGTCGTCCTCGCAAGGAACTTGACCTAGACACGCTGCGCAACATGGTTCGCATCCAATGCACCGCAGAGGAATGTGCAGGGGTGTTTGAATGCTCAGTGGATACACTTGACCGCAGGCTAAAAGAAGAAGGCTACGGCGGTTTTGCGGACTTCTATAAAAGATATGGCGACGAGGGCAAGGCATCGCTGCGTAGGGCGCAATGGAAAGCTGCTCAAGACGGCAACCCAACGATGCTAGTGTGGCTAGGTAAGCAGATGCTTGGGCAGCGCGATAAGCAAGACTTCGACCACACGTCCAGCGACGGCACGATGTCGCCCAAGCCGGGCGTATCTCTCACTATGACGCCAGAGCAGGCCGCAGAAGCCTACGCGGCCAGCATCGACCCGGAAACCTGACATGCTACCCGCCCCGCGCACACCCCGCGTGGCGGCCCCTTGTATCCCGCCGCCCGATCAATGGCCGGGGGATTATGTGCGGGTTTGGTATTGGCGCGATCAGCAATTGAAAAAAATGCGGGCTACCCCTCACCTGTGGCAAGGTGCAATCGAATATTACCGCACGCGCCCGGTCGAATTCATTCTGCACTATTGCGACACCTACGATCCGCGAAACGCGGGCCGGGGCAAACCGGCCTATATGCCGTTCATTCTTTTTCCGCGACAGGCCGAATGCGTTCAATTCCTGCGGGCCTGCATGGATGCGGAAGAGAACGGCCTGATCGAGAAAGCCCGCGACATGGGCGCAACGTGGGTTGCCTGCGCCTATAGCGTTTGGCTGTGGCGGTTCTACCCTGGCGCTGCGGTTGGGTGGGGCTCGCGCAAGGAACAGCTTGTGGACAAGCTGGGCGACCCGGACAGCATCTTCGAGAAAATGCGGATCCTGATCCGTCGCCTGCCGCGCGAGTTCTGGCCGCGTGGGTTCTCTGACGCGGACCACATGACCTATCTGCGGATCGTCAATCCCGAGACGGGCGCGACGATCACCGGCGAAGCGGGCGACAACATCGGACGCGGCGGGCGGAAGCTGGTCTATTTCAAGGACGAGGCGGCGCATTACGAGCGGCCCGAAAAGGTCGAGGCGGCGCTGGCCGACAACACGCGGGTGCAGATCGACATATCCAGCGTGAACGGGCTGGGCAACGTTTTCCACCGGCGGCGCGAGGCGGGCCGGGAATGGAACAGTGGTCCGGCTGTCAAAGGCGTCACCAACGTCTTCGTCATGGACTGGCGGGACCATCCGCACAAGGACGATGCCTGGTATCTGTCTCGCAAACGGAAGGCCGAGGCGGACGGGCTGGCGCACATCTTCGCGCAGGAGGTGGACCGCAACTATGCCGCGTCGGTCGATGGCGTCATCATCCCGGCAGAGTGGATCACGGCGGCAATCGACGCCCATGTCCGGCTTGGCTTCCAACCCGAGGGCGCGACCGTCGCGGGGCTGGATGTGGCTGATGAGGGCGGCGACAGGAACGCGCTGGGCATCCGCAAGGGGGCCGTGCTGCTGACGGTCGATGACTGGGCCAAAGGCGACACCGGCGAGACGACGCGGCGCGCTGCGGCCATGCTGCAAGGCCGCGGGCCGGTGTCGGTACAATATGACAGCGTGGGGGTGGGTGCGGGCGTCAAGTCCGAGGCCAACCGCCTCACAGGCACGGGTGAGATGCCCAAGGGTCTGACATTCGTGCCGTGGTCTGCCGGGGCGGGCGTGCTCAACCCGGATCAGCACATCGACCCGCAGGACCGTCAGACGCCGCTCAATCGGGACTTCTACAGCAACCTCAAGGCACAAGCGTGGTGGTCTTTGCGGCGGCGGTTTGAGCGGACATGGCGGGCCGTGAACGAAGGGCTGACTTACAGTCCGGACGATCTGATAAGCTTGCCGTCTGATCTACCCAAACTGCGCCAGTTGCAAAAAGAACTCGGGCAGGCGACGGCCAGCCGATCGACAGGGGCGCTCAAACTGGTCGTGGACAAGTCGCCACCGGGCACACGCAGCCCGAACCTTGCCGATTGTGTCGTGATGGCGTATTATCCGATAACGACCCCTGACCGGACAAAGGTGACGTGGTGACGGAAAGCACGATTATCCCCCGCCGCCGTCTGTCCAATCTGGCCGGGCAGCATTTCGGCGGCGACCGCGACCTTTACGAGACGATAGGGTATCCCCGGCACCTGACGGCGGAAGATTACTTCGACATCTACCTGCGCCAAGACATCGCCGGGCGGATCGTGGACGCGTTCCCTGACGCTGTGTGGCGGGAGCCGCCGACGGTGACCGGGCCGACGCCCGCCCTCGCGCAGACGTTCGACGCTCTGGACCAGCGGCTCCAGTTTTGGCGCGCGCTGCACCGCCTCGACCGTCTCACGGGCGTGGGGCATTACGGCGTCCTTCTGTTCGGTCTGGATGGCGGCGAGCCTATGCGCGAACCGATCAAGCCGGGTCAGCGGTATAAACTGCTTTACGTCCAGCCGCACAGTGAGCGTACCGCACAGATCTCAAAGTGGGATGATCGCGCGGACTCGCCCCGGTACGGCAAGCCCGAACTGTACAATATCACCACAGGCACGAACTGGACCGGCGTCGGCGCGGGCAGCCAGAAAATGTTGACCGTCCACCACAGCCGGGTACTGCACGTGGCCGAGCGGGCACTCGAGGACGAGTCCATTGGCACGCCGCGCCTGCAACGGATTTGGAACCGCCTGATGGACATCGACAAGCTGCTCGGCGGCTCGGCCGAGATCTACTGGCAGAACTCCGCCATGATCATGCAGCTCAACGCCGACCGGGACGTTGAGTGGGACCCCGAGGAGCAGGCGGCGCTTGCTGCGCAGGTCGAGGAGATGCAGCACGGGCTTCGCCGGTTCCTGCGGACGCGTGGCGTCACCGCCGGGAACATCGCGCCGGGTCTTATGGGGTCGGACCCCTCGGGGGCCATCGACAAGCAACTGGACATCATTGCCGGAGCGACCGGCATCCCCAAGCGCATCCTTATCGGCAGCGAAGCCGGGGAGCTGGCTAGCTCGCAGGACGAAAACAACTGGTCGGGCCGCATCCAAGAACGCCGCGAACAGTTCGCCGGGCCGTCTGTTGTTGAGCCGCTCATTCAGCGTCTGCAGCTCTACGGCGTCCTGCCCACCGAGCCGGTCAAGATCGAGTGGCCGGAGTCGGACAACCTCGGCGAAGCAGCCCGTGCGGACATCGCGCTCAAGAAGGCGCAGGCGATCGCCGCCTACGCGAACACCGCCGGGGCCGAGCTTGTGGTCACTCCCGAGGAGTTCCGGTACTACCTCGGCGAGACTGCACCGCTGCCGACGTTCACCGAGGACGAGGTTCTAGGCGACGGGGAGGCGGTGCTATGACCTGCCATTGCGTTGTCACCCATGCACAGGCGACCCGGTACGACCCGACGCAGACAACGCGGCTGCGGCAGACGTTCGAGGGCGATATCGCCAAGCGGTTTCGCAAGCTCAAGGGTGCGGTGAACCGACTGCTACTGGAGGACGACGCCTTCGGGTTGAAGACCAACCTCCGGCAGTTCAACTTCCCGCGCAGCGACGACAAGGTGTCCGCCTTTATGGGCTGGCTCCGGGAACAGCAGCGCGCGAACGGGCTGGAAATCGTTGTTGGGCAGGCGACCCACGCAGGCAACGCCGCGTGGGCGAACCTGTACATCCGGACAGCGTACCGTCGCGGGCTGGCCACCGCCGCAACCAACTTGCGCGGGCAGGGTGTCGAGGTAGCGCCTGAGTGGGTCACCGACGCCTTCACGCGTCCGTTCCATGCGGACCGGGCTGGGCTGGCGTTCACTCGGACGTTCAACGAGCTCCAAGGCATCACCTCCGAGATGGACCGGCAGATCAGCCGCATCGTCGCTGAGGGTCTGGCGTCAGGCACCGGGCCTCAGCAGCTCGCGCGCCAGATCAACGGACGCGTCGACGCGATCGGCATCACGCGCGCCCGGATGCTCGCACGGACTGAAACGATCCGTGCCCACGCGGAGGCCAGTCTGAACGCCTACGCGGAGGCCGGTGTCCTGGGTGTCGGGGTTCAGGCCGAGTGGCGTACCGCGCAGGACGCGTCCGTGTGCGAGGAGTGCGACGCAGCCGCTCAGGCAGGCCCCTACACGATCGAGGAGGCCCGTACCATGATCCCGCTGCACCCGAACTGCCGTTGCGCGTGGACGCCGGTGGTCGAGAACCCGAGGGAGGTGGCCCTGCGATGACCATGTTCTCCGTGAAAGCCAACTTCGCGCGCGGCGAGCGCCGTATCGAGCAGCACGACGGGGCCGAACACCTTGTCGTTCCCGTCGTCATGATCGTTGAAGGTGTTCTGAACGAGGCGCTTCTACTGGCCGAGGAGTTCGGGGCGTTCCCGGATGCGTGGAACGGTATCCCGGTCCCGGTGCTGCATCCCGAGGAGAACGGGTCCGCCATCAGCGCCAACCGCCCCGACGTTATCGAGCGCAACACCATCGGCCGCGTATACAATACGCACGTCGAGGACAAGCGGCTGCGCGCGGAACTGTGGCTAAACATGGACAAGGCGGAGGCGCTGGGCTTCCAGGAGATCGTCGTCGCCTTGGCGGACGGGTTCGTCATGGAGGTCAGCACCGGCTACTTTGCAGAGGACGAGGTCAAGTCCGGTGAGTACAACGGTCGGACGTATAGCCATATCCATCGAGGCATTCGACCGGACCATCTGGCGCTTCTGCCGGGGCAGATCGGCGCATGCAGCGTAAAAGATGGCTGCGGAACACGGGTCAACAGCAAGAGGAGTTCACTGGCCATGAAGGTCAATGAAGCGTGGGCGGTGCTCGGACGAGCACTCCGCCTGAACACTAACTGTCAGTGCGAGGAGAACAGCATGGACATCGTGAAGAAGGCGGAAGGGTTGGTCAAGGCCAACAAGCTGGACGCCAAGCAACTTGCGGCCATCCAGGAGATGGAGCCCAAGGACCGGGAACTCATGGCGGCCTTCATTGGCGCGCTTGGGGCTGCCGGTGTTGAAGAAGCCGCCGAGGAGGATCTGCCGCCCGAGGCTGCGCCCGAGGAACTCCCCGCTGGCATGAGCGAGGACGAGGAGCCCGCCAAGATGGCCAAGACGAACAAGTCGCTGACGCAGGCGGACATCGACCGCATGGTCGCCAACAAGGTCGACGAGCACCTTCGCCGCCGCGACGTTGTGGCCACGCTGAAGGCCAACACGCGCAACACCCTCACTTCGGCGCAGATGTCGTCGATGACGGTCGAGCAGCTTGAGGCGGTCGAGTCCATGATTCGCCCGGCCGACTATTCTGGAGCCGGGGCGTTCGCCACGAACTCCGGGGCCATGGAAACCACGGTCACCCCGCTTCGCCCGCGCGGTGTCCTCGCAAAGAAGGAGGGCTGAACCATGACTTCGGCAACCGTCACGAAGACGATCGAACTCTACGGCACGGGCCTTCAGCATGAGGAGGTAGTGACCGACGCTGCGGTCACGCCCGGCATGCTGGTGACCCGCACCGCAACCGGGGTACGTCCCCACAACGTCGCAGCCGGTACGGCGTCTCCGACGTTCGCGCTGGAGAACGGCGCTGTCGGGCGCGGCATCGACGACGCCTATACGGTCGGCGAGCAGTGCATCTACAAGGCGTTCGCTGTCGGGTCCGGCATCTACGCGCTGGCCCACGCGGGCGGTGCGGCCATTGCCGTCGGCGCGTACCTCAAGTCGGCTGGTGATGGCACGCTCGAGCTTGCGGGTGCCGATCAGGTCGCCGTGGCGCAGGCGCTCGAGGCTGTCGACAATTCGGGCGGCGCGACGCCGGTCCGGATCAAAGTCGAGATCATCCCGGCGCAGCGTACCGCCGCTTAACCCGAACGAGAGGATAACAAAATGTTCGACACCTTCCTGAACTCGGGGCTGTCCGGCGGCGAAAACGCTGTCCTTGAACGCCGCCCCTACATCGCCACCGAGGGCCGTTTCGCCGGTCACGCGGTGATTGCGGTCAACACCGGGCAGCTCGACGGCAAGGGCTTCCCCGTGTACGCCGAGCGCCCTATCAACACGAACGCCACGCTCCGCAAGGACGAGTGGATCAACCTTGAGGACGCGATCCTCGAGGCCGCGCGCGAACGGCTGGTTATCGTGGACGACCTGCGCTCCGCCGGGCTGACGTACAACGTCGGCGGGCTTGGCACCCTCGTGTCCGAGTGGGAAACCGCTTCGGAGATCACGGACGCCGAGATCACCATGGACGGCGAGACCATGACCCAGAAGGACCGGCAGGAGTTCGGTCTGACGGGCGTGCCGATCCCGATCGTCATGAAGGACTTCTCCATCGGCGAACGGATGCTCATGGCCTCCCGCCAGCGTGGCGCGTCGCTCGACGTGACCACAGGTGCCGAGGCCGCGCGTTCGGTGGCCCGCCGCTCCGAGCGGATGGTTTTCTACGGCGCCAACATCGGGGCCACGAACAGCGCGGGTTCGCTCTACACGATCCCCGGCCTGTTCACCTTCGGGAACCGTGAAACCTTCACGATCTCGGACTGGTCGAACGACGCCACCACTCCGGCGACCATCTTGTCGGAGATTCTGCAAATGATTTCCAAGATGGAAATCGAACAGCGGTGCTACGGACCGTTCAACCTGTATATCCCGAACACCTACTCGCGACGGTTCCGGGAAGACTTCAAAGCGGACGGGGATAAGACCCTGATGCAGCGGGTCATGGACGAACCCATGATTTCGGCGATCAAGGTTGCCGACGTCATCGAGGGCGGCAACGTGGCGATGATCGCCATGAATAACCGCTACCTCGACCTCGCCGTGGCGGCGGACCTGACGACTGTCCAGTGGCAGTCGGGATCCGGGTTCACCAACCACTTCAAGAACTATGCTGCATGGGCACCGCGCCTGAAGTCGGACTTCGACGGACGCGTTGGTATCCTGCACGCATCGACCGCGTGAGGTGAACCATGAGTAAGGCCCTCACCCTGCGCGTGACACGCCAGCACCACACCCACGCGGGCAAGACGTACCGCGTGGGGGACACCTTCGAAGGCTCCCAGAAACTTCTGGACACCTTCGGGGACCGACTGGAGATGGCGGATACCCCCAAAAAAGCCCCGCAGGCGGCCGACTCGGCCCCCTCGGTGCCCACGCCACTGCCAACCCCGCCAACCCCGCCAGCGGCCACGCCTGCGGCCAAGAAGTAAGGGAACGGGGCTATGCAGTTGCCGTCTGTTGCGGATGTTACCACCCTCACCGGAACCTCCCTGTCGGAAGTGGTGGTGACGTCGTTGATTCAGGACGCGGCCCTGGTGGCCGAGGACTGTATCGCCGGGTACGCGCCCGCGCGGCAGACGGCGATTATCAAATGGCTGGCCGCTCACCTTGTGGCCAGCACGTCCTCGGGCGGGGAAAGCACGCTCACCAGCGACAAGCTGGGTGACGCGGCGCAGACCTTCGCCCGCGCGACAACCGGCGACGCCCTGTCCGGCACCATGTACGGTCAGCAGGCGCTCGCCTTGGACACTAACGGTTGCCTGACCCGCAAGGGCCGGGCACGGGCTTCGATTCAGGTGCTGTGATGTACTACTCGCGCAACATGCCCACACCCGCCACCTACTTCCCGCCCGCCGGGCAGGACGCGTTCGGCGATGTGCTGTACGGTGCGCCGGTAGCCGTCAAGGTGCGGTGGCAGACGAAGAACGAGCTGTTCACCGACGCCCAAGGCCGGCAGCAAATCAGTCGCGCTGTGGTGTACGTTTCGGACCTCGTGGTCGAGGGTGGTCGGTTGGCCCTCGGCAGCGTCACGGACCCGGACCTCGGGGACATCATTCGGTCGGTTGGGGTCAGCCCCAGCCTCGACAGCCAGAAAGAGTTGGTGAAGGCATGGACGTAGGCATCGACGTCGACGCGGACGCGCTCAACAAGGCGCTGCGGCGCATCGCGCGCCAGTCCGTCGAGGCTTGCGAGGCGGGGGCCTACGCAGCCGGGCTCATGATCCAGAAGGAGGCGCAGGACCGCACGCCGGTCGAGTACGGCAACCTTCAGGGGAGCGCCTACACACAGCGCATCCCCAAGGGCGCGCAGGTCGGGTTCACGGCGGAGTACGCTCTGTTCGTGCATGAGAACATGGAGATGAAGCTAGAGGGCTTGCCGCGTCCGTCCGGGCTGGGAACCTACTGGAACCCCGGCGGTCCCAAGTTCCTCGAGAGGGCGGTGTCCGAAAACACGCAGGAGATCATGGACATGATCTTGGCGCAGGCGGAAAGGGTGCTGAAGAAATGATGTCCCCCGCGCAGGATACAGCAACGTTCTTGGCAGCCTCCGCTGTCACCGGGCCGCTCGGGGGGTCTGTCGACTGGTCCGTCTACGTTGGTCGCGAGCCGCTTGAGCCCGCCAGTGTGGTCACCGTGTACGACACCGGAGGCGGGGCGAACGTGCTCGTGGACCTGCGTAAGCCGACAGTACAAGTCCGGGTGCGCTCGGATCACTACCTCGACGGATGGGTGAAGAGCGACGAGGCGTACAAGGAGCTCGTGACGCCTGCGTCACCGGCGACCATCGACGGGGTCACCTTCCAGTGGGTCGCAACGTCGGAGATCTACTATATCGGGCGGGACGACGCCGACCGTTGCCTGTTCACGTGCAACTATCAACTTCTGCGCGATGGCGCATAACTGAGGAGAAACGGAAATGACTGCTTTTGTTGGACGCGCAGTGCTGATCGAGATGGGGGTCACCAGCCTTGCCTCGGTTCTCCGCACCAAGACCATCAACTTCAACGGCGAACTCGTGGACATCACCACGGACGGCGACAACGGGTGGACAACGACGTTGGACGGGGTGTTCAACCTCAACAACGTGTCCATCGCGCTGGACGGGGTGCTCAAGGACGATGTGCTTACCGACATGGCGTTCTCGGGCGCGCAAGAGGCGTTCACGGTCGTTATCGACGACCTGTTCAGCCTCGACGGGACGTGGCAGTTCCAGCCCGGCTTCTCAATCGGTGCGCCGTACAACGCGGAGGCCACGTTCAGCGGGACGCTGCAATCCGTCGGGGCCGTGACGAAAGGTGCTGTGACGCCATGAGCCATCAAGTGACACGCGAGCTGACCTTTTCGTTCAAGGGCGAGAAGGTCACCTTCACACCGGACATGAAGTTCCTGCGCCGCCTGCACGGGGTCTGCGTGGACGGGCGGACCACACTGGTCGAGATGGCCAACAGCATCGCCAACCGTAAGCCGGACATCTTCACTCTGGCCTACGTTGCCCACACCATGCTCGACGCGGGCGGGCACAAGGTCCCGGAGGGCGAGTGCTATGAGTGGGTCGCCACGGGCGGCGCGGGTAACGCGAACGAGATGGCCGAGTTCTTTGCGGCTGTCCTGAATACCGTGTTCCCGAGTGTTGACATGGGAAAAAAGCCCGAGGGCCAGCCCCAGCCCACAAAGACGGGGACGAAGAAGAAAAAGGCTCCGGCGGAGTAGACTTCAACGCGCTGTACGCAGTGGCGCGGAATTGGGGCATCGCCCCGTCGGAGTTCTGGGGCATGACGATGGCGGAGTTCATGGTCGAGTCCCAGTCGAGAGGCGACACAGGAGGCCCGACCTACGCGGGCGGGATGACGCTAGGCGAGATCCAAGACATGGAAGCTGCGGACGCAGCGTTCCGGGCGAAGAGGAAGAAGCAAAGTGGCGCTACCCCCGGTCAAGGTTGACATCACAGGCGACGCGACGGGCTTGGAACGTGCGCTAGGCGGCGCGCGGCGTTCCATCCAAGCCTTCGCCGTGGCCGGTGCTGCGGCGATCGGTGCCGCAAGCGGTGCCCTTGTGGTCATGACCGGGCGGGCGCTCCAAAACATCGACGCGCAGGCAAAGCTCGCCCGCGCTGTCGGCGGCACCACGGCGGCCATGCAGGGCCTACAGCGGGCGGCCGACCGGGCGGGGGTGCAACACTCCGAGCTTGCTGCGGCGGCTACACGGCTCAACCAGCGGCTCGGGCAGGTCATTGCCACGGGCGAGGGGGCCGAGGACACATTCGCAGCCCTCGGCATGACCGCCCAAGAGCTATCCGCCATGGACATCGACGAGCGGTTCGCCGCTATCGCCGACGCTATGAACGCGGCGGGCATGTCGTCACAGGAGATGTCTTTCCACCTCCGCGAGCTTGGCATCCGGCAGTCCAGCGTCATCACCCTGATCCAAGGTGGCGGCGAGGCCATTCGCCGGTCGCGCGACATGGTTGAGGAGTTCGGGGTGGCTGTGTCCGAGGTGGACGCGGCTGCGATCGAACGGGCGAACGACGCCATGCAGGAAGTCGGGCGGGTGTTTGAGGGTCTCGCAAATCAGATGGCGGTACGCATTGCGCCGTTCCTCGAACAGTTCTCAGATTCCTTTACCAAGATGGCGCAGGAGGGCGGCCCGCTACGGGACGCGCTGGACCAGATCGTCGACAGCACCGGGCGTCTAATGGAGGTGATGTCCGACCCCTCGGTCATCCAAGGCTTCACGTCGGCGCTGACCGGGTTGCTGAACGGGGCGCGCGGTCTGGCGAACGGGTTGGCGTGGGTGGTCGAGAACACAGAGCTCGTGACCGCCGCAGCGGTCGGCGCAGCCACTGCGATCGCCTTGGCAGGGGGGCCGCTGAGCGCCCTCGTGACGGCGGCGGGGATTGCTGTCGCGGGGGTGCTGACTCTTATCGGCCGCATCCGCGAGACCTTCGGCAGTGTGGGTAACTTGTTCTCCATGCTGGGCGACGTGGTAAACGAGGCGTTCGACCGCATCAAGACGCGGGTTGTTGCCTGGCAGACGCGCATGGCCGCTGCATCCGAAACGGTACGCGGGCAGTTCCTCGGGGTGGTGGAAGCCATCGCCTCGGGCGTCAGCTCGGCGATTGGTGCCGTTGCCTCTGGTGCCGAGTCCATCCTTAACTCGGCCATCACAGCGGTCGCCACCTTCGTCAACACGTTCGTGGAAGGCATCAACCTGATGATCCGGGGCGTTAACACCCTCGGCGCAGGGCTGTCGGAGATCCCCCTGTTCACTCCAGACGGTGTGGACTTCAGCGGCTCGACCGACGGCATTGAC